GCTGCATCTGCACCGAAGACATGTTAGTCGTATGGATGCACCAGACTCGCTTGCCTGGGTTCTGGCTAAGGTATTGAGCCACTCGTTTTGCAGCATACTCGGTCTTAGACGCACGGTTTCCGCCAAAGATCATCAGTTCTGAGATAGCTGGATCTGATAGCAAACTATCGGCAATCTTCCAGTGATCTGGCTCGTAGCCGTGACGATAAGGGTCCATCGTCTCTGCCATGATCTTGTCCTCACGCAGTTGCAGCAACTCACAAGCACGGTCGATGCCCTTGTTCTTGATGATGTTGGCTATCTGCTCCGCACTGGGAGCGACCATGATAGGATGAGGCGTAGGCGTATATTTGCCTAGCGTCTCCTTGGATACTTCGTTGATAAACATTAGTTAAGCTCTGATTCCTCAGACCTAACGCAGGCACAGTTTAGCTTTGCAAGCAGTTTCTCAGCAAAGTCTTGATCTAGCCCGAAGTCAGAGATGTAATCCAAGAACTCAGGGTAGAACTCTTCAATAAAGAGTGCCATGGCATCCAGTTCTTTGATGTTGAATCTAAAGGAGTCTTTCATTTTTGAGAAAGTAAGTCACGAATAAAGACTGGCAAGAGTGAGATTGCCTCTTGTTCCAGTTGACGCATAGCTCTAAATTAGCATCATAGATAATGGTTTGCTCTCTGATCAGAGTGATCTGGTCTACTTGCAAACCGCAACTAGCTCGACTTTGATCAGAAAGTCGGGCTTTTTGTTTGTCGGGTATCTCTGCCTGAAATAACCTTTAGTGTCACTGCGTTGTGCTCCATGGGAAGGTGTTGAGATTTCGGTGGACGATGGATAGCAGATCAGTCGTCCTAAAGTCGCAGGTGAAAGCCTGGGCTGCTACTTGAATCGTTTGATCCGTGTTTACTGAGACAACCGAGCGGAAAGATTCAAGTTTTGCGATGATGTTCCTGATTCCTGACGAATAAGAAACTAAACGCTAGCAGTATCCCAGCAATGGGACTGCTATGCTCAAATGAAGCCATCAAACCCTCTGAATAAGTATCTTATGAATCAATATATTACAGAACCAACAACTGGAGAAAATTACATCAAAGATGGATTCAGACGAGATGATCCTAGAGTCGAGAAGATGCTAAAGGAGAAACGAGATGCTGCAAAAAAGAGAAGATTTGATAGTTTATTGAAGCTTACTAAACCATGTTAGTTTACTGATCAGCAATAGTTTACTGACCAGTGAATGTTGCAAATACAGTGCAGTTTTTTCAACAAAAAAGAAACCTCCCAAGTTGCGCTTCTACGAGAGGCGTGGGAGGATAGTAAAACAATAATAGCTTTACTTTGAAAACAAGTCAAGCCTTAGTCTCGTAGTGCCAAGCGTTGCTATCTTCGGTTAGAATACCATATTGCTAACGTCAGCAAAATGGTCTGCACATGAGCAGTATATAAAAATTATAAAGATTGCCGCTCTAAAACTCCTCCGTAAATTTACAGAGGTTGACGTTGTTTTAGACTCTCTAATTACGGCACATACGCCCTAATTAAATCGGCTAACGAGGCACGGCAAAAGGGTTATGCATCAACGATACGCTCCGCAAAGATAAGCACCAGCAATCAGTATGGAGTTAACCCAAAACTTGCGTTGATTTACAGTGTATGGAGATACCACACCATGAATTAAGCATAGAAATAAGAAAACAAAGTCGAGCATGTTAGTTTGTTGTTAGCGTTTCCGCTCGTAAACTGGCTTGTTGTGAGTCATCCTAAAGACTCGCACAGCAGACTTAGAGCACTTGAGGATTAATGCAATGTCTAAATTTGAATGCTTCTTCCATGCTCTGTCACTGATCTGCGGTAGCTTCTCCTTTAACTCTGTCCGCTTAGTCTTATCCGGTGCTCTAGGTAAGCCTCTCTCACGTCGAGCTTTACGGACAGTCTTCTCACAGCACTGCAACTGAGCTGCAATAGCCTCGTTCGTTTGGTTCCAGTCTGTGATGCTGCTAAAGTCAACTTTGTTGTATTTCATGGTTAGTATCTGCCCAGCTTTCTTGGTTGGTATTTACTCATGAGATTCAGACCGTCCATCCGAATGATGATCTTCATACCAGGAATAAACATGGACGAATCTTTACAACGACAGATGACCTCTTTACCTCGGTATTCCACGATCATCATTTGACGGTTAGGAAGTCGGCAACGCTTAACAATCGCAGTCTCCTCACCTTCGAATAGCTTTTGAGTAGCGTTAAGAACCTGTGGAACATCTTCGATCTGTGGAACATCTAAGGCTTGTTCGTTAATTGGTTCGTCATCCATTGGATCTTTATCCAGATCCACTGCTGTCTTGCGTAGCTTCAGAAGGTTGTCACCAAAGGCATTCACAAAGTATTTGTGGCCGGCCTTCACGAATGACATAGGAACTGCCAACAGGATCTCCTTAGCTTCCTTCTTGGTTAGACCGTGTTTCTCAGCGGCTAGGAGTAGAGGGACGGTTCCCTCTGGTGGACGGATAGACTTAGATTGTGTTTTCATTTTAGCGTTATTTAGTGGGTATTTAATGGATGTTTTTTGCGTCTCCTTGCTGCGGTTGCTCTGTTGTCTCTTTTAGCGGCAAAACCAATTAAAACGCCCTTCTTAGTTTTTGGTGCAATAATAACTATTTGATGAACTAAACCACAATCACAACAGGCCAATTTGTAAACTTCACCATTGGGCACCTCAAATCCTTCGTTGTCTTGGCGTTGAGTGTATTTAGTCATGCTTTGGTAAGTTTACGATATTCGTCAAATAAAGCCACAATCCTCTCGCTTGCGGTCCTGCCTTCATCCCGTTGAACGTGCCAAAATCTCCACTCGTAGCCTATAGCGTCACTCCCTTCAATTTGTTCACAGAGCCGTTTAGAGTTTGAGTGCCAATCCACAAGCGTTATGTGATTAGCAAGTTCTTCGGCAGCTTTGTGCGCCCATTGTTCTAGAGGTGTGTTTGTCATTTGTTTTACAGTCTTGGATTAGTTAATTTATAGTTTCCTTTGTCGTCCATTTCCATAAGCTGGTGATCTAGTGCAGCATCTTCGATTCTTTGGACTACAGCTTCATTCCAGTCTTTCTCTTCAATCAATAAGCGTAGAACAAATCTTCCGAGCATTCTAAGTCGGCGATTATGTTCCTTCATTTCGTCAGGTGTCATGTGTTGTTTGATGTTTAATTGCGACCTTTAATTGCAACTCGCAAGTCACGTTCTAGCTTTCTCCTTTTGCACCAGTTAAGTGCGTTTGCAAGTCTAGGGTTGTCACTAGAGGGGCTTTTGTGAATATTTTCTGGAGACGGTGATTCATCAACTTTTTCGCAGCTGAAAACTTTTTGACCCCCTCCACCCCTAGTCTCATCTTCACTCTTGAGATTGCGTCTCGATAAATTCAATTCGTTCATAATCAACAATAATGTATTTATCTTTACGCTTATTGTTTGTAGTTAAGCCAGGTTATTGAGACTCTGTCACCTCGGTAAACTCACCTTCGATGACCATTCCTTCACTTCGGAGGAGTTCGTTGACGGAAGATTGATCGATTCGGAGACGATGTTCCACCACTGTTTGAGGCTGATCATGAAGTGCTTGGATTTTGTCAATCGCCACGGCAATAGCGATGGGTAACGAAGCCAACGGCATATCATCAATCTCCTTTACCAGTCTCTCACTTCCCTTACTCACAAAGTGACTCAGTGTCGCTGCTGTGCTCTTCTTCCAGCTAACCAAGTTGAATCCTTCAGCTTCATCCTCCAGCTTGTTTTTAAGTGCAGTAACCGCATGAGTCGAGGTCTCATGTTTCTTCGCACAAGCTACGACTCCAAGTCCATCTTGTAAGTCAGCAATAATAGCTTCTCGCTTCTCATCTGGTATCTGATTTCCTGAATGTCTGTTGTTACTTGTTGGTAATCGTTCCATAAAGCCTATTTCCTTGCGATTGTAGAGGTTTCTAGAGTGTCTCCGGTATCATCTATCACATCATCATTCAAAGGCCTGTTAAATCGCTTGTAATGATTAAAGTAGTCCTCAAGTGCAGTGAACTTAAGATCCTCTTGAAGTTTAGTCATGACTGGCATTCTGCACAGTGCGTTAGCAAGTTCGTGGGTGAGTGAGTCTGTTGTCATAGTTATTCAGCTTGTTCCCTAAACTTGTAATACTGTCCCAAGAAGTCTAGTTGCTTTTCCCAGAACCTTTCACCTGTCCTGTTCTTGATGCATTTGAGTAGACGTTTCGTGTCATCGTCATCAACTTTCTCAATGTAGATAACATGGTCAGCATCCTGTCCAATAGCTCTAGATTCTCTCAACTGTCCGAAGTCATTCAACTGGCTAGCAGTCAAGATAACCTTGCCACACTTCACAGCAGTCCTCTTCAATCGTCTGGAGATGCTAGCAATGATCTCTTCCCTAGATCCCTTCTTGTTACCATCATCCTCCATAAGCTGAAGATAGTCCACCATAGCAACGTCACAGTCTGACTGCTCAATGTCAGCTAGGATCTCACTAGCTGAAGCTCCATTCACATCAACGATATCGCATTTTGCGATACCTAGCTTCTTCACTGCGTCCATGAGTGCAGCTTGCTCTGCTCTCGTCATCATTCCCTTCCAGACTGATTGGTTGTCGAGGTTACCTTGGGAACAAAGGAGACGATAAGCCTGCTCTTGTTGAGTCATCTCAAGTGGATAGATCCTGACCTTCTTCCCAAGACTGACAGCAGATTCAAGGAAGTTCTGCATGAGAACACTCTTACCATCTCCAGGCTTTCCAGCTATCACCCAGACTCTTCCACCTTGCATTCCTCCAGTCTTAGAGTCGATGAATGGAAACCCAGTCGAGATTCCGACTAAAGCTCCACCTGCTTGCATACGCTTCTCAATGTCCTCGATCAGAGTGATTGTAAGCTCACCGATCGGTTTGGAGGCTAATGGCTTACCTTGGATCTTGCTAGCAGTCTCGATAACCTTCTCAGCTTCGTGTAATGCTGCTGGTATCTCGTTTATAGGTAGGTTCAATGCTTGTTCTGAGAGGTTGAGAGCATCCTTGTAAGCTTGGACACGTTGAACCAGTTCGTAGCGTTGTCTGAGTTCGGATACTGCCTGAGAGACATTTTGTCCAGTGACTGGAGAGGTGAAATACTCTGTCAGTGTAGCTGCTCCACCGACTTCGTCGAGCTTACCTTGGTAACGTAACCTAGCAGTGATCGTCACAAGGTCGGGAGTCTCATCTCTGCCTATTGTGTTGACCAGTTCGATGAAGATCGGTTTGATCATTGGAGAGAACATATCTGCTGTGATTGCGTGGATGTGTTTACCCAAGAACTGA